CATTCGGCCCAGTAACATCAAAAGAACCAAATGTTCCGCATCCGTTGTCTGCTGTCATTATTGTTTTAAACTCGATAGCGCATTCAGCTTTTCCTGAAACAAACGATTGATCTATTGTGAATTTAAATTTCTTTGTATCAACCTTGCTGCATCTGCATGGGGGGTCTTCTAGTGACTCACAAGCCCCATTAATATTCCCAGCCTTAACCCATGTTCCATCGGATTTCAACAATTCTATATCAAATGCGTCATCTTGAATAGCATTCGTATTAACGAAAACAAACTCTAACTCGCATGTTCCTCCTATTGGATCAAGCGAGCAACCGCAGCAAGAACAGCTAACCTTCCCATCTTTCAAAACAACTTTACCATCCTGTAGCGCAATCGTAGCCATATCAATACCTCTTCAATCTATTCTCAATATCTTCAACACTATAATTTAATTTACGCAAAAAGCAATCAGCCCGTGTTAGTGCAATGCAGATATGCTTGTCTTTAGCTCGCATTGTCTTTCCTTCTATTTCGCACATCCACCCGTTTCTTGGAGAATCGTTTTCTGTAATGCACGGTTTCCCGTAAAATTGTGCATTAAGAGTTCCGTCATGCACATATTTAATGTTGCCCCGTTCATATATGCAATCAAACGCATATAGGCAAGTTTCTACTATGGATGGAGAACCTAGCCCTACAGTAATGGCGTTAGGCGAGCTTTGATTCCCGATGAATAGGTCAGCACCCGCAATAGCTGTTGCGACATCGTATAGGTCATTTGTGAGCAAATGCGGGATGGTTCCGAAATCGTTGCAGAACGCTTGATGTTCTTCAGATAGTCCGACGAATAGCATGTGTTCTCCGCAGGCTTCCACTAGCTGCTTCCACGGGAAAAACTCTCCGTGCCACCTAGCTCCGCGACTGACGATGATCTTGCCTTTCGTTTCTGGATTCTTTTCTTCTATGCGAATCCACGGCTTGGAAAGATCAACCTTAACCCCCATCCACCTAGCTACACGGGTTGCAATGTTATCCCCGTATCGCATTCCTCCGTTCCTGTATGTCGATAGATCGAAGTCGATATGCTCTCCTTCGTGTTTCCTTACAAGTATCCCTTGTGATTCTAGTAGCCTTGAGAACGCTCCAATCCTAGAAACAATTGGCTTTGTCCAAGGTCTATCATCTACCAGAAGCGTTGTTGCCCCTAGAGCCTTCATCGTAGGGATAGAGTAAATAATATCCCCGATGCAGCCGGAATGAAATGCGTTCACTTGCATTATTGTTAAACAAGAATTAAAAGAATTCAATAGCATTTTTTCTTTCAAAAGATTTGACCTCTGTTGAAAATAGTGTATTGTATTTTCATCTTTCTTGAATCATCACGGGATTTGAGACGAAAGTTTTCCTTCCCCGAAAATACCCGTCTTGATACCGTGATTATCAAGGCGGGTTTTTCGTTTAGCATGAAGCCTAACGGCAGTTCCCTAAAATGAGCCTAAAGATGAGCGTAGCACGGCAGGTTCTATCCCTGACTGCGGAACTACCTGAAAAGGACTCCCGTGTGAAGGAGAGGCGTTGGGAGGGTTAAAAGACTACCGACTTAATGCGTTCTGCCGAAAGGCTAGAAACTGCGAATCAAACTGGCTCTCGCCGCAAGGCGTAAACTAAAGTAAGGCTAGGCAAAGGACGACCTCTAGGCCGAGTGATTCATAAATGCATACGAACGGCTCCACGCGAGAAAGTGATATGTTGTTTAAGCAGTTTCCTAGAAGTAGGAACTGCTATGCCCGAAGCTCTCCATCAAGAAAGTGCTAGTTGAAGAAACGAACAACCGATTAGAATCTGTTACAAAAATGTATCAAGAATTGTAACACCACGACAAAAAATAAACCCGCCTTAATAATTGCAGTATTAAGACGGGTTATAAGAGTGAAATCTATGCGTTATCTCTTGGCTCCGAAATTCATTCTTTTCATCATTTTTTTTCTGGATTCAAGTTGGGCCTTTGATTCTTGTCCTGTGCGTTGACGGGTTTCTTGCCAGCCACTTGGTTTTCCTGCCTTCTCATATACATGAGTCAATCGTCTTGGTTGCTTTTTAGATTGCTCAACGCGAGGAGATACATCTTCCTTTTCTTTAATTTTTACTTTTGGAGATTCCTTAACTTTGATTGGAACCTTTTTTGATTCTTGAGGTTTAGGCTTCGTGTCACCAAATGACTGCTCCATTCTTTCCTGCAATCTCTTTACTTCTGGTTTTTCCTTGGATACAGTCGCTCCAGCCTCTGGTATCTTTTTAATTCTTTTGGACTCTTGCAGTGCGACAAATCTTTTATAATCACTTCCAAGCGGAACGAAGTTTTGCGGTCTTTCTACATTTGTATATTTCATGTAGAAATTTATGATATTCTTTTTATAAAAAGTCAATATGAACTGGAACGAATACGCAATTAAGATTGCTGAAGTAGTCGCGCTGAAGTCTAAAGACCCGTGGAAGAAGGTTGGATGCGTCCTGCTACGACACGACAACTCTATTGCATCTGTAGGCTACAACGGCTTTCCTCCTAACGCAGAAGAAGACTGGAGCGATAGAGATAAACGCAGAGCATTTGTTATCCACGCAGAGCAGAACGCTCTTAGGTATGTCAGACCAAATGAATGCAGATTACTCGCCTGCACATTGCTCCCTTGCGGGAACTGTTTACGCATGGCGTCATCGTATGGAATTAACTCCGTTGTTTACAAAGAGCATTACGACCACGATTCGTCAGCTATCGAAATAGCTGAAAGATTCGGGATGAATCTTATTAAGCTGTGAATCGGCTATAAGAACTCTGAAGAGCTGGAGTGCTGATTCCCATTCCGGGTTTCCGCTTGATTTTTCCAATCTCGCTATTGGTTTTCATAGTGTCCCCTAATGCCCCTTTGGGAGCGAATCTTTCAGAAAACCCTGCTTTACTTTCCTCCATTCTCTCACTAAGGCTTTTCTGTCCTCTGTATTTATCTAGTCCAGAAGGACGCTCGCTAGGGAATGCAGGTTTGCGCTGACCTGATTTTGCTCCATATTTACCTGACTCAGACTCGTATCTATTCATGTAATCCTCGCCACCCATCTTTTTATCAATATACAAATCTGCCCCTCTAGCTTCCCTTCTGGCATTAATTCTAGCCATTTGCTCTGGACTCCATCCGTAACTTCTTGGTTTTTTAGCCATATTAGTAATTCAGTTTCCCAAGTTGATTTGCTTTAACTTTTCCGGTTTCACGATTCTTCGTAAAAGCCTTCTTAGCCTTCTGCTGTTCTTTCGTGATTTTCTTTCCGTCTTTCGGTTGATCGTAGAAAGATTTTAATGAGTTGTATTTTTTCATCGCTTGCAATATAATAACAATATATTTTTATGCGTAAAGATAAATTATTTGCATACTACCTGCAAAAGAACCCGTCACTCTTCACTCAACTGGAGAGCGGGAAGGTTACGCTAACCGCATCTGGGTTTAGGAAGTTCTTCAATACAACCTACGATGCAGCCTACAAACAAGGATTCAGCCAGCTTCCAGATACAGAAGAAGCAGAATTAGATGAATGCGAAGAGCCGCGATCATACGGGAATTCTGCTGCATTTAACGATCTGCTGAATATTTTCGGAATGAAGTAAAATAGTCTTGACGATGGTTCGTGCGAGAATAAGATTTTTGGCTCGCACATGAAAAAAGAACTACCGCATGATCTAGATGCGGAGCATGGATTCCTATGCTCCTGCATGAACGAAAACAAGGTAATCGGGAAAACCGCAGATAGGGTAAACCTAGATTACTTCCACTTCGACGCCAACAAACACATCTGGCAAGCAATGCTGGATATGTGGGTATCCAAGAAGCCAATTGACCTCCTGACTCTAACCTGTGAGTTGAGAGGTAAAGGCACACTGGATGAGGTCGGAGGAGAACAGCACATCACGAATGTTTATACATTTGTTCCATCCCATGTGAACTGGGATTCCTACTTGCACACGATGGAGGACTTGATGGTTCGCAGGAGAATCCTTAATACCTGCAAGCGGATTTTCTTGGATGCATTCGACAGGACGATTGATACCGAGACGCTACAGGCTTCCGCTAGTAAGGACATCACTGGAATGGTATCTACCAAGACGGAGGTAAGACTAGCTAAAGAGGTTTTGTCTGCCTGCGTTAATCGGTGGGAAGAGGCCGCTAGAACTGGTGGCGAGATTAATCGGGGGCATCCATCAGGTATATCCAAGTGGGATATAGCAACGAGAGCATTCAGGCCAAAGACGCTTCACATCATCGCTGGTGCAGCTAAAGCAGGAAAGACTACATCAGCTCTACAGATGGTTACAAATCCTGTAATCAAATGTAATGTCCCGATTGCGATTATCAGCATGGAAATGTCAGCAGAAGAGATCATGGACAAGCATATCGCTTCTATATCGCAGATTGCTCTATCTGACCTGCTAGACGGCAAGCTACGCAAGGAAGACCACGCTAGGCTCTCTAAGGCTATCTCTGAGACGATGAATAGGCCGATCCATATCGTTGACGAGGCTTGCATGAATGTCAGCCAATTTCGGGCTAGATGCAGAAGGCTTGTCGCTGAGAACAAGGTTGAGATTATTATGGTGGACTATGCTCAGTTGATGGAAGGATCGAATGACCCCAAGAGCCGCGAGCGCGAGGTTGCTGAAGTATCTAGAACAGCAAAGATCGTCGCCAAGGAACTGAATGTCTGTATCGTCCTTCTAGCGCAGCTAAACGAGAACGGAGCTGTCCGTGAATCAAGGACATTCTACATGGACTGCGATTCCTTCACTAAGATCATGCCAGACGAGGAAGGGGATAGTGGAGAGGATTACATTATGCAGATCACGCATAATAGGCATGGTGGGACATTCTCCATCCCGCTCCGCTTCATCAAGCATCAAGCCAGATTTGAACAGAAGATTATTGAACAATAACCCATGAAAACAATACAAGAAAAAGTGGACGAACTAATCGGGGAGGATGAGTCAATCCTACTAGCTGACGGATTCGATTCTGCCTTCATAGGTGTAGCTAGGCAGTTCAATACTCCGTTTGCTGTTTATGACAGGGAACAATGCATTGAAATCCTAATGGAAAATATGTCTCACGAAGATGCGGAGGAATATTTCCAATACAATGTTGAAGGCGCATATGTCGGTGAAAACACCCCAGCGTTTTTGATAAAATAAATTACGGTTTATTTTAAAACAATTTGATTATCAGCCATCCTGTGATAGTCTGAAACACAACAGCACCTGTGACGCCTATCCTTGGAAGCGCACCAACACGGGTTCGATCTTTGAAACATTTTAGATTCGTCCGAACGGTTCGATGCATGTCTCCACGGCATGGGCAAAACCGCAGAGGATGAATCTTATTTCGGCAGGTAGGTGTCTAATTACCGGATGAGCGGCAGTGGAGCTTGGCTTCGACCCGCCACATCGAACTGGGGGGACTCTGGGTAGTCCGCAAGTTTGGCAACCCTACACTTAAAAAGAGGATGCATACTCGTTCCTGCTGAATATCCTTTATTCAGTATAAAATATAAATATACAAACTAACGCATATGAAACTAAAAAACAGCGAAGATAGAAAAGCTAGGATTAATCAGGTAAAATCTCAAACTACAGGAGCGGGTAAGGGTGATAGACCACGACCTGTGACAAGTAAGTATTGGGATAACTACGATTCGATTGACTGGAAGAAGAAATAAAACATAATAAATAAAGTTATAACACATGAAACATACATATCATATATTGGGGCTTCCACATACTGTTACATCTAAAGAGTTTAACGCTTGTGCATATACGCAAAAAGTCGTTAAGTTCGGAAAGATGATGACGGAGCGTGGGCATGAAGTCATTCACTATGGGCATGAGGACAGTGACTTGATCTGCACAGAGTCAGTGCCAGTGCTGACCAACTATGATTTTCATAGGAGTTACGGATCGCACGACTGGCGCAAGACATTCTTCAAGTTCGATACGCAAGACCACGCATACCAGACATTCTACCGCAATGCGATTAAGGCTATCGGTCAGCGGAAGAAGAAGAACGACTTCATCCTTCCGTTCTGGGGTAGCGGAGTAAGGCCAATATGTGACGCACATCCTGACATGATTTGCGTCGAGCCGGGTATCGGATACGCTGGAGGACACTGGGCTAGGTGGAAAATCTTTGAATCCTACGCTATCTATCACGCTTACTGCGGGTTAAAGAATGTAGGCCAATGCAACCAAGATTGGTATGATGTAGTTATTCCTAATTACTTTGATGTCGAAGATTTCGACTTCAATCCTAAGAAGGAAGATTACTTCCTGTATATGGGGCGAGTGTATAACGGCAAGGGAGTTAATGTTGCTATCCAAGCTACCGAGAAGGCTGGAGTTAAGTTGATTATTGCTGGACAGAAAGAAGAAGGATACCACCTTCCAGACCATGTGGAATACATTGGATATGCAGATGTCCCTACTAGGAAGAAACTTATGGCGGGAGCTAAAGCGTCATTCCTTGCAAGCATGTATGTGGAGCCATTCGGTGGTGTTCAGATTGAGAACCTTCTATCTGGAACTCCGACGATTACTACAGACTGGGGATCGTTCGCAGAGAACAACATCCACGGAAAGACAGGCTATCGTTGCCGGACTATGGGTGATTTTGTAGATGCTATCAAAAGAATTGATGAGATCGACCCAGCGGATTGCCGCAAGTTTGGCGAGAACTTCACGCTGGAGAAGGTAGCCCCGATGTATGAGAAGTATTTCGAGGATGTCTTGGATGTTTATACAGGCAAGGGATGGTATGCGGAAGGCAATGGGCTGGACGCAATGAAGCGGGTTTATGTTTAACAATAATATGCGAATCATTGATGTAGGATGTGGGCCGGGGATTTATGTGCAGGCTCTCCGAGAACTAGGCTTTGAAGTAGAAGGAATCGACCCTGACCCTCGTTGTCCAGAGAAGCAGATCAGCATGTTCGACATTACGGATAAATACGATCTAGCTATCTGTCTGGAGGTAGCAGAGCATATCAGCGAATCTAAGGCGGATGATGTCGTAAAGAAGCTAACCGAGATTGCGCCGACGATTATCTTTAGCGCAGCGCAGCCGGGGCAAGGTGGACACGGGCATATCAACTGCCAGCCTAGAGAGTATTGGGAATGGAAGTTCGGGAACAACAACTTCGTCCTAGACCGCGAGCTAACAGCGGAATTCATTAAAGAAATGAAGCAGGGCTACCACATGGGATGGTTGACGAATAATGTCCAGATATTCCGTGGATACGGAGATGTCTGCTACGAACAAATCATCCGAGAGGAAACCCCGCAAGCCAAGCGTGTAGCTAGTCTAATAAAGAAGCTGCACGAAGATAAAAAGCTGTAATTCCTCTTTACGACACCTAGAGATGCAGATATTGTTTCTGGATGAAAGTTGAAGAGATACTAAACGAGTTGGACTGGGCTATTGCCGAGATAGAGAAGCCAGACTGCAATTTTGAGAAGATCGGTCCTGTAATTGTTAAAAGCTGTCAGTTTATGACAGATTCTATCAAATTGAATAAGGCAACAGACTCGGAGTTGGAGAAAGAATTGAATGACGCATACGAGGCAATCGACGCTCTAACCGAGGAGAACGAAACCCTCCAGATCGACATGCAGATCATTCTAGGTTTCCTAAAGAAGAACAACATCGACATCTCGTATATCGTAAGCAAGAGTAAAACAAAGGATAAGTAATCTACGATTTATACCCAATCAGGTTCTTTATTAAGGGAAAAAGCGACAAGTAGCCTCTTCGGGTATAGCAAACAACACAATACATGAACACAAAACAAGAATACGAAGACGATCCAGAGGGATACTGGAAAGAGAAGAAAGAGAGGAAAGAGGCTAACGGGCGTGAACGCCTAGAGCGGTGGGAGAGAGAAAACCCTAATGTTCCGTATGGATGGTCTATGCCGTCTTGGATGCGGGAGGACAAATGAAAGATACGCCTGAAACACAGGAGGCTGTAGAGCGGTGGAACCAAGGCAAGGTTAATATCTTTGACGAGATGGCAAGGTTGGAACGCGAGAGGGATGAAGCGCGGCACGAAATCGAAGGATGGAGGAATAAGTTTAATTGTGCCGTAGATATGGGCGCGAGAGCAGAGATTGAGCGAGACGAGGCGAGATACGAATCTGACGCACAAGCCAGACTGCTAGGTATGAGCGCGGAGAGAGAAGAATCCGTTAGAGGGAAGCTATTCCTAGCAGAGAGAGAACTCGCAAAGCTAAAAGCCGCCGCAAAGGAAGTCGTTAAAGTATGGGAAACCCCACCGTGGAAAATAGGCGAAACCCCAAGTAATGCGATAACCCAACTCAGGGACACAATAGGCTACGAAGACTAGCCAAATTGCAATCTAGAATCCAAAATGCAATTTACCCTTTTTCTAAAAACAACAGGCGATCTACCCTCAATAGCGTAACAACTAAGCTATCCGTGCGGGGTAGATCAACGCAGAACACACAATACCTCTAGATTAGCGTATAAGCCTCTAGGAATGCCCGGAAGTAGAAAACCGATACATCGTAGCAGTAAGGTAACAAAACGCGTTTAACGGGCTTTTAAACGAAATTACGCCCTCGTAGCTCAATAGGACAGAGCGACAGACTTCTAATCTGTAGGTTGCTGGTTCGATCCCAGCCGAGGGTAAGTATCTCAATCAACGAGAACTTACGAAAACTAAAACCTACTAACAGCGATAAATTGCGAAAATAGCGAGATAGTAGGTCGAGAAAGGCGTAAATATTTTATTTTTATATTTTTATCTAGGTCTTATTTTACGCCTGATGCACTGCGCCAGTCCCCCCACCCACCCCCACCCCTGCCGCCCCCCCGGCCATGCACGGCTCCCGCTCGCCGCCTCCGCTCCCGCTCGCCGCCTCCGCTCCCGCTCCCTCCCTCCCGCCGTGCCTTGTATAGTGTGCCGCCGTCCCTCCCTCCGTCCGCGCTACCTGCTACCTGCTACCTGCTACCTGCTACCTGCTACCTGCTACCTGCTACCTGCGCTAATGAGACTATGGCAAGGTATACGCATGGCATAGCGTGATGGCTTGTGTAAGTCCTTGGTCATCAAGATAACTTCTTATAACAGCACTAGAGGATAGTGGAATGCAGGCCATTAGATGCAAACAGCTTGCAAGTAAATTGCGCGAGGTTGCCCCTAGAATCGTTCTGATTCACCGGGAGGGTAAACCATGCGGGAAGAATAGCCCTGCGTTCTGTGGGCGATTGGCAACTTAACGGAATGCGAGTGAACACCGACAGGATTCTTGCCGCTCATTCCATGCCTGCCCTTACCTTTCCCCTTCCCTCATTTCATTTTGTTCAGAAATAAATGAACAAACAGCCGCAAGAAAAAGCGGGAGGTGTTTGGCCTCCCGCTTCTCATGCCTTGTGTGTCTTGCCTAGTCTTGCAACACCAATCCCGCTGATCTTGCCAATTCAGAAAAGAAGGCTTCACTTGCTGAATCCTCCCAAGCTTGGCACATTTCATCTTGCGCCTCGACGAATTCGGGCGTGTCTTGCCAATCGTCGCCGAATAACGATTCCATGAGAGAAGCGGGCGTTTCTGAATCTGCCCATTCACCGGAAAGGTTGGGCGGTTCAGGTAACTCTCCGCCATCTTCCAAAGCGCACAGGAAGTCTTGCGCCGCCTCTGCTTCTCTTCTTGTCACTCTTCCGCCCCAAGAGTCTTGCGCCACCCATTGCGCGGCGTTCGATCCTGCTATTGCTCCAAGCCGGGAAGCTTCTTTCTCTACTAAGTGTAAATCCCGCTCAATTTCGTTTGCCATGGAATTGGCGTTGATGGTGTCGATTTGTGTTTGTGCGTTCATTGTGTGGGTTCTCATTTCGCGGCCTCCTTTGCCCAAGCTGGCGCGGGAAAATCTTTGTCATCTTCTTCCATTTCCAGCATTGCAAGAGCATACTCTTTCAAGCAAGCCGTGCAAGCTTGCTTCCGGTATCCTTCAAGGTCAAGTGGTGCATAAGTGGCGTGAGCGTATTTCCCGCCTGATTTTCTAGCTTGCCCGCAAAGCAGGGTTCCGGCATTATAGCCTGTAAGGGTTAGGTGAATTATTTCCATGTGTGTCTTTCTGGTTTTTGTTTGTGGGCTGGCTTCATGCCTTCCCTTGCCTATGCATAGCATGATCCATGCCAACCTTCCCGCCCTATTGTTAAACCGTAGCTTGTCCCCTCCTATCGGCAAACCTTGCCTAGCACTAGGCAATCTTTTCCCTAAAAGCGGCAAAATCTTCCCATGGCACGGAAAATGCTGTGCGGGTTTTCGGGCCTTTTGTGGGTTGTGCGGGACTTGGCACGGGGGATGCTATGTCTAAAGGTGCGGGATAATCCGCGAAAAACCAAAATCAAAAACCTATGAACACAGCAAACAAGACAACATTAATTCACGCACTAAACGCATTCATTTCGCAACGCTCCGGAATTGACGGGCGCAACTATGGGGAAAGCCGCGAAGCTTTTCTTTCCGATTATCGGCCAATGTTAAAACATGGAAAGCAAGCCCGTCAGCTTTTGGCCTTCGTTTCAAGCCGTAGCATTTCAGCCGAGGATTTGATCCTTGCCAGCCAGGCCGCTTATTCGGGCCGCTTGTCTTTTGTTTTCCGCGATGATTCCGCCGCTGTAGATTATACTACGGGCCAATATTTCCCCACGGAATACCGCGCCGCCGCTTGTGCGGTATTGGCTCGCGCCGTGTGGGAATACTTCCGCACGGGGTGCAATTATTCTCCCGATCAAATCAGAAAAGCCGCACGCCGTGAATTCGGGCGCGGTATTGCTTCCGCTTGGTTTTAATTTTAAACACATGAACAAATTGAAATCCCGCTTGCAATACGAAAAAGCAAAAGAAGCCTTTTTCATGCGCCTTTTACTTCTCACAATCATTCTTGCAATCTTAACATTCCAACTCCTATGATAAAATCCCAAGAAATCGAAACACTCCGCGAAACGGCGGAAAAACTAGGCCCGAACTCCTATTGCGGCGACTGGCTACTTGATCAGCTCCCATTTATTGAAAAAGATATGCGCTCGGATTTTCTACCGCAAACAAGCTGGACACAAACGCGAAAACTGGAGCAAAACACACTTGCCCTTGCAAAAGAGCAAGCGGCAAGAATCCTAAAAGATGCGGAGGAACAGGCAACACGCATCAAAACAGACGCACGGCAAAACGCCGATTTGATCAGGAACATTCTCAAAATGGACTTGCAAAAAGCCCTCGACACTCTGTGAGGTTCCAACCCCGCGCATCTTAACGGGTGCGCGGTATGGAACGGCACAACGCCGAACCGAAACAACACACAACACAACACAACACACAGGAAAACACATGAAAAACGAAAACACAATCGGCGCACTAGCTTTTTTCGATTCCTTCGCGGGATTGATTCCTTGCAAGGTTATTGAGATCAAAGATGATTTCGGAATGAATGAAAAATACGCCGGAAAAACTAGCGGTTGCAAAATTCAGGCCAAAATAACCGCAAGGCGCGGAGCATATCTACCCGGTGAGATAATCGAAAGCACGGCTCTGCATATTATCCCGCGCAAGAACATTTCCGGCAGAAAATACGGAGCGTGGATTATCGGCGGATATTCTTGGAAAAATTAACACACAACACACCGAAAAATGAAAACACAAACACAACACACTCCCGGCCCTTGGGCCGTCGCCGCTAATGGCATGAAATGGAATATCTCTACGCTTGCGTTCGTGAATGAGCAAACAGACGGCCTCGATAATGTCGGGGCTGTCCCGATTCAAGGGACGCTAAAAAACGCTCGCCTCATAGCCTCCGCGCCAGATTTGCTCCAAGTAGTAGCGGACTATGTTCTACTCTGTGACCTGCACGATTATGTCGGAGCGGTTCCAGATGCGGCTCGTGCCGCCCTCCGCAAAGCAAAGGGGGAAGCATGAAAAACGAAAATCACATTTTGCATTCATTGCTCGAAAGACAGAAGGGGAGGAAAATTGCTTTCATGAATAGTGGCCGAATCCCTTGGAGCCGGGAAGAATGGATGTGGCACAAAGAATGGCAAGAAGAAGCAATCCGCAAGGCGAAGGGGGAAGCATGAGCATTCGCACAACATTCCAAGGCGCAATAGAGATTTCCGATATAATCAACGGGCGTTTAATCTCCCGCCAGTATTTCGGGTATACGAAAAAGCAGGCAATCCGCTTGTTTAAATCAGAAACACAACACACAACAAAATAGAAAACCATGAAAAAAATGAATAGCCGATATGACTTTCACACATATCCAACAGAAAAAGGCATCTTTGTATCAATTCACCAAGAAAACACATTGCGCGAAGATTTCGGGCCATTTCACACACAACGCGAAGCCAATCGCGCCGCTCACAACGAATGGCGCAAACAACTAAAGGAAAAACACACAACAAAATAGAACATGAAAACCACAATAAAAACAATCGGAGACGCTATTGCGGCTCAAATGAGGTCGTTAGAATATGCAAAATTGATAATGACTAAAGATAATGACGGGAATGAAACAGCGGTGATTTATGACCACAATCAAGTAATCATCATTCAAGATGTTGGAACCATGATAAAGCACACATTGTTAGACGCAAACGAAATCGAAGCAATTAAAGCAATTCTCAAATAAACACACAAACAAACATGAAAACCACAAAACAAATAGGATTTGCAGGAGTAGACAGCGGTCTTTTAATGATCGGCGACCCCTGCTATTTTATCGGGCCGGAATCCGAAGCACAAAAACGCTTCAAAAATTGGGGGGGATTCCTAATAGAACACACTAAACCTAGTCAAATCAACACACAAATGAAGTATGCTTTAGGGCATGACGGATTGGGAGTTGCATTCAACACCTCGCACGGAGACGGGTCTTACCCTGTTTATGTGCAGGAAAACGAACATGGCAGGCCGCGCTTTGCAATCGTCGTAATGGATGGATCAGATATTGAGGAGATTATCAAATGAACACACTCCTAACAGAAATCCACGATCTCATGGCATTTGAGGTCAAGAACTCCAAACGCCACAACCTAGACGAAATCCGCATAACCATTCCTCGCGCAAAAGCCATCTGCAATGCAATCCGTATCGCACGGCACAACGCGAGAATGTCAGTCAGTATTGTAAACCATAAACCATAAACACACATGAAAATCGCAAAATTCTCTAATGAAATTCCAGCAACTCTATTTTTATGGGGTTCAAATCCAATTCCAAGCTCAATGCCTTCCGGCGAATACGCAAGAATCGCACCGCGAACATGGGCCGCATGGCTTGGAAATGCGCCTAGCAAGAAATACATTTACAAAATAGCAAAATAATAAACCATAAACCAATACTATGAACGCAATAGAAAAAACACAACACACTTGTCTCCCTCCACAGGCATACATTCGACTAGCTAAAACCTGCGAAAACTACACGCCGAAATTCCGGTCATCCTACTACCCACAACCTAAAACCAAAAAGACAAAATGAAACCAACAGAAATCATCAGCATTTCACTTAAAGCTATCGGAGTGTTAAAATGAAAATACAGAAAGCCATATTTGAAGACGGCGGGATATTCCCCAAGAACGGATTCGTTCTGCATAACATAACAGCACCGAAATTCACCGGGCGTTGCTCCGCTTGGTATTTTCCAGACGGAACTCTCGACGATTGCGAATGGATTCGGCGGGATGGAACTCACAGGATCATTCCACAACGAACACCCATGCGGAAATACTTGGAACTTATCGGTAAAATCTGGAAATAAACACACCATGAAAAAGATACTAACAGCACTAATCCTATCACTCGTCACCCTAAATGCAGACGCTAGATTCTACGAGCGGATTTGCGATCCGGTCTTCACGGACTACTGGCAACGCAGGGCATACGATCAAGGCTTTAAGGACGGATACGAATGCGGATTCAATTACAACGATTACCGCAAGGAACTAGACAGAATCGCATACGAAATCGGATTCATCGACGGCTGCGATATGTTTGATCGTGTCCACAGGATCATCAGAACTAAATAAAATGGTTATCCTATCCACAACATACGAGAATCGGGCGTTTGATTCCCTCCCACTCGCCGAGATTTACGGAGTCGAGCGCATCAAGGACAACTGCTGTATCCTTACGGAAGACGGCAAGGTTCTATCATACAAACGGAAAGGAGGAGTCAATGAGTTCACGCGCATCAAACGCGAAGAAGAAAATTGAACTGATAATCAAACTGAAGCAGAAAATCGGATTACCGATAGGTGATGTCTGGAACTACCGAGAATCCGATGCAGATAAAGTGATCTGCCTACTAAAAAACTACGCAAGAAAAATATAACACACAACAAAACGGGGATTGGCCTTAAAAACCAATCCCCTTTTGCTTTTACTTCTTTGCAGTCTTCGCTGACTGCTTAAACGCTTTCGCGGTAGGTGCGCCCTTACTCCCAACCTGCCGCATCCTCTCGTTACTTCCAGCCGCGATGCGATCACGCTTGGCGTTGATGTTGGCGTATAGTCCTTTATTACTCTTCAATTTCCTTCACCTCCCCCATGCTTGGCATTTCCAGCCTGTCATTCACAAGTTGGATCAAAATTTGGTTCTTCTGATCGTCGCCGGAAAGCTCGCCCGAAAGCCTGCTGTCTAGCTCGATTGCCTTTAACTTATCTCCAACCTTCGGGCCTTGCAGACTTCGATTACCCTCCCCGTCAACGGAGAGAGAAGCAATAGGGCTTTCCTCGGTGATGTCTGCTGGCTTTGCTCTAGCAACATCAGCCAGAAGTGAACGCTTCTCGGCGATGCTCATTGCATTTTGAACCCATACGGATTCCCGCAGTTCTTCCATATACTTCTGCACATGAGGGCGATTCTCAATCTTTGCACCACGGATTGCCGCATACTTCCCATGCGTAGCCGCATAACCGGACGCTTCGTATGCCTTGGCGAGACTCTTCCCGCGAACACGCTCCATGCAGTAACGCTTCTCACCCTCTGTCAACTCTCCGTTTTTTCTCTTAGGCATCTTGTGTAATCGCAGTATCTTGCGGGTTGATTAGACTAGGAGACTCGCAATGCCAAGTCAAATTCGCCATGACTTTGTATGCTGGCAAAGGGGATTTGCTATTCGCAAATGACGGATCATGCCACCTAATCCTGTTGTTAGGCATGGCGGCGATCTGCGAACTTCCGTCTTCCAAAAGCAGAAGATGGTAGCACTTGTGCTGAACTGGCGAGAGGCTATATCCGTTATCAGTGTGATCCAATGTGAACCAATACCTAGCAGGAATCTCCTTGCCTGATCGGTTTCGGAATGTGCAGGACATTTCGCGGAAGTAGGAATACTGAACAACTCCGAACTCCCAGCCCATGCAATCCCACATTTGCAGGTCTTCAAGCGGATGGTATTCATCACCCGGTTTGTCGTGATACAAGTAATGCAATGGTATCCTTGCCCATTGCGCTCCGCTTTCGCACAGGATGGAGAAATGCAAGGCGCGAGACGGGATAGATGTAACACCCGTTATAACGCACGGCTCTGTCCCTGCCTCCATATCAAGCCCGTAAAGAATCTCCTTCTCTACATGACCATAGATATGTTGAGGAACTGATGCGTTAAGAGTGTGCATTACTTCAAGCCAGACTTAATCTTTTCCAGATTTTCTAGGAAAGACTGAACACTCTGGTTGCCCCGGAAGAACTCCGCGAACGATGTCAGGTATGCGTCTGTTAGCAGGCACAAGAAACGAGCTTCATCGAACTTCTCGATTATCTCTTTCGGGAATTGATAGCCAAGAGGAGTTCCGTCTTTGTCTGACAACTCACTATCGTTCAGCTCGATTGTCTTCTGGATGCTTTCCGCAATGTCTTTGAGCGAAAAGATTCCAGCTTCTCCCATTGGCCCTGTCTCGGACATTTCAATTTGTTTGATTTTATTTGTCTTCATTTGGAAAGTTTCTTCAGTTCTTGGATTGTGTCTTCATCAAATAGACCAGCCTTGCCGGACTTCTCTAGCTTCTCATGCGCTTTCAAGCGATCTCCGATGATGAGCTTGATTGCCGAACGGGTTTCTTCGCGCAACTGGTGGAAAATCTTCACCAGTTTACCGATGAAGTGATACTGGTCTAACTCTCCAGCTCCACCGCCGATGTTGTATTGGCTGGCAACGATCAGCAATTCCTCCGCACTACCGAACTCCTTAATCCACGGAGCTTGCTTGTGAGCTTTACCAAGCGGTTCCCTGCCTTGCTCCATACGAACATGACTGCGAGCTTCTAGTGCCGTCCAGCCTTCCTTGCAGGCTTTCTCGACCAACTCGATGACCTTCTTGTTATTTTCTTTCTCGTCCTCAGAGTATTTGGAACAGGCAATCTCGACTGCTACGGTTGGAGAAATCTCCGAACGATACTTAATAGGAATGCGTTGTGCTGTCCTTGCCCATGCCGACACATGAGAGTATGACAGCTTTAGGTTTGCCGCGATTTGAGTAACAACATTCTCGTATCCGAGCGCATACAGGTGGCGGATTCCCTCGCCAGCAAGCCACATACCTTTGCTGGACATATCCACACCGAGTCCGATAGCCGCCGCATAATCCTCTGGACATGGGATAACGCCTTCGCGTGGGGTGAATTGAGTTAAGTTATTAAACTCATAGCGTTCTGCCAGCGCGGTATATCCATTGTGCATTCCGGTTGTTATCGCCGCCTCAAGAATGCTCTCTTCTGTTCCCTGCTTTGTCTCTTCCCTCACCAATGTCATCTTCAGTTCCTTTGCATCAATATCTCCACGATCAAATGCAATGATAGCGCAGGCTTCTTCAAGCAACTCGAAATGGTTTGCTGGTGAATCCTCGTCAATCTCATCGTCCTGTTCGCAGATTTTCATCAAGCGAAGTGCCGTCTTTACATCTGTTTTGTATTTAGCAGAAAGCATTTCCGCTAATTGTGTGCGTTCGATTATTCCTTTAGGGGTTTGGAATGAACCCTTTAGTGTTGTTGTCATGTGTTGGTTTTTATTTTGGTTTTTGTTTAATCAGGTATCGTTCAACAATAACGCGAACCATACCGGAAAGGCTTCTGTGTTCAGACTTTGCTATCTTTCCAAGCGATTTCTTAATATCGTTGGTAACATATAGTCCTAGAAAAGAGTCGTTGTTATTCGTTTTCTTCATCAATTAAAGCTGTTGCGCGAATGTCTATATAAGTGTCCAGCAAATCCTCGTCGTCAAAATCATGCGTCACCTTGAGATTGCTTTCGGAAATTACACGGATGTCTCTTTGAAATTTGTCTTGAGGGGTTGATTGGATATGGTCAACAACCTCGTCCTCGCTCTTAAAGAACTTGGCGAATGTGTAGTGATCATCGTTGATCTGCTTTGTTAAGACTAGGTATTCCATAGGATTATTGCGAAGTGTGGGCGGGAGGAAAACCATTAACTCCCGCCCACTTGTCGCACAACAAATTAGAATGCTTCAGCCTGTTGTTGCCGAGGTTCAGACAACTTCAGGGAAT